AACCTGTATTATCAAAAAACTTCTCTAACTCAAAATTAGCATTACTAACATCCATTCTATAGTTTATTGCTAGACCTAAAAGTTCGCCAAAACTTTGAAAAGATGTTGCACCTATTGATCTGGTAATAGAACAATTTGGATCTAAAGATGGGTCAATACAAATTTCTTTAATGAATTCGTCTCTAGGGCCTAAATCAACTATTGTTGTTGGTCTTCCGAGTCTTTTAAATGAACCCTTAGTTTCACCCCAAGAACTCTCAGAAACATATGGCGCCGATCTATAGTAATATCTATCCTGTGTTGGTACATGCCTAATAACATCGCCACAATATTTTCCTTTCTTACCTTTAAATAAAAAGAAATACAATGATCCAGATAACCAGTTATCAACAAAAGAATAATTTACAATACCGCCACAGAATAATTTACCAACTCTTTTTCTTCTATAATATTCTTTAAGAATATCCCATACCCTTTTAGTTTTTTGGGCGCCTGGTACAATTGTGAATATACCATTTTCAAATTCGGACATACCACTTCTTGTGAATTTTTCAAATATTTCACCTTCCCAAGAAGGAATTAATGGAACACCACTACTTCCATAGTATTTTATATCTGCAGATAATGTCGAACCGTATGTTCTAAGTCCCTCACCATATAATGTTCCGCTAATATTAGTTGCAACAACAGATGTTGATCCGGGAACATAACTTGCGGGAGCAATTGTGCCAGCCCAACCATAACTTGTGTAACCGGTATTTGGGTAATACCAACTAACTAGATCGTCGTTATATGGTGTGTCATATATTGCACAACCATCTTCAATTACGTCTGTTATTGGCTGATCGTTAGATTCTTTATCTGTTGTACTTCTTATTGTTAAAGTAAATGATCCGGGTTCACCAAATAATACACCATCATCTTGGAATTTTATATCTGTATAACTAATTGTGTTACCACTAATATCTAAGACAGGTGTACCAGAAAACTGGTTTGTTAATGATGCGTTACCATAAGTTTCACTACTTAATTGATAATTTGATTGGTTGTTAATAAAATATAATATACCGGTACCGCCAGAAATTAATGCGGCACCTAAAGCGTTTAAATCTTCACCAGGACAGTCACCGGTAGAATCTGGGGTAAATGTTAAAGATGTAACACTTAATGATCTACTATTCTCAAGGTAATCACCAGTAATGGTTACACTACCAACAGAACAAAATGGGCTAGCAGTGCCATCTGTTGTAATTTGTGTTTCAAGTGTACTCGGATTACACTCCTCACATTCAGGATAATTTATTAGATACAATCTTCTTTGACCATTTTCTTGTGCTCTAAATGCCGCTCTTTTAATACTTCTCGCCAATTTTCTAATAGGTCTGAAATCTGCGGCATCTCCAATAGTAAACAATAAACGAACTAAAGTATTAGTAAATGTTAAGGTTAATAAATTGATTAGATATTCTAAAAACAATAAAACTGTTGAAATCAATAAAGTAAACGTTCTATTTCGTTTACCAAAGTTTACTGGTGGTGTTACAATTTCACTTGAACAATCTTCCTCTTCTGCTGGCGCAATTTCTTTTATCCCAACATATCTATCATTTCTAAAAAATGTGCTATTATAATGTATATTCTGGAAAGAAGATACGGTATATACTTTATTGTATGTTACTCTATAAAAATAATCTCTAGGATAGAATTGACCAAAATCATTATACAGTATACCTCTATCTGGATCTGTAGAAACCGCATTTGTAGGATAATCTGACCAATTAGTTGAAAAAGCATATGATTTATGTTTTTCTAACTCTATTATTACCACTATCATCTAAACTAAATCTAACTCTATAACAAGCAGCCGTCGCAACACCTTTATTTGGATCATTAGTTATTTCATTTTCACCAAATTCATTTGTATAGAGATATTCCGTGTTCATTGGTATTGGTAGTACGAAACCACCATCTTCTGGAATATCTTCATCAATTTCATAAACTTCAAGTATTGGTCTATTCTGTGAATCTTTTTCAGATCTGAATCTAATAGCTTCAATCTTACCACTTTTCGTTGTTAGATCGCATTTTCTACCCATTTTTCTTCTGGGTTGGCAATTCTTATTTAAAGAATTATTACCCTTATCGGTATAAGTTCCACCAATTAAAAAGGCTTTGGGTTCAATATTGATACCCTGATCAGATAAATCAAAATCTGTCCTGGTTATACCAATTTGACATAAATCTATATTACCCCAAAATGGATACACTTCTATTGTTCTATCAAAAGAAACAATTTGTGGTAGAGAATCTAAATCTGTCGATGCTTTAAATGAATAGGTATTCTTAAATGAATCAACACCAGCACCTTGTCTAATGAAATCGTAAGGTCTTAATGAAAAACAACCAATATCTGATAAATCAACATCAACATGGATTGTCTGTTCACCCAATGGAACACCCCAAATCATGAAATCACCAGCATTATTGGTTTTTACTGTGTATTTGTAATATTTTTCAAAAACTTCCAGATATTCTTCTCTAGAAAGTATATCATTTTGATCTGGGAAGGTCCCTGTTGGTTCGTGACCACCGTGTTGTTTTCTAGACGGTAAAAGGTTATATCTATGACCATCTTCATTTTTATCTTGGGCTATCTTATATGGATATAATGACGATATAACAGGGTCATTCTCGTCAGCCTCTTGTAGTGGTATGAATATTGAAACTCTAGCATTAGGTACGCCTAGGCCATTATTAACGCTAATTCTACCACAAACAACGCCGTAATCGGCACACAATGAGGTGTACGCATCTTGTTGGGTAAACTTTAAAGATAATATTTCTAAAAGATCATAGTCCTGTTTTAATTCAACAGTTACTTTCTTATCCCCGTTTAAAATGGTATTAATCCTATGCTTTTGTATCATATTAACTATAAATAGAAACTCATCAATTTTCCTATAGAAAAAAGATAAGTAAAAAAGACGTTAATATGTAGTGGTGCCCAATGTTTTTACCCTGATTTTAATATCTTTTTGAGGGAATCTAATCTGGAAAATTTGGTTAGCTTTCATAAAAATCGTCATATCGCTTTGTAAAATCTCCTTGGTTACTGAATCTTTGTAAGATTGTGAAACTTCAGATGAAGAATATTCACCACCAATCTTATTGAAAACTCTAACATCTATGACGTTAACTACACCTGGAACATTATTTACTTCTTTCATTAACTCTCCAACAAAAAGTGGATCGCCCATTTTTCTTTTATCAATAGAAAAATAATCCGTTGTTGCACTTATAACATCTCTAATGACTTCACCTTGATTTTGATTTTTATCTAATAATAAATCGATTTCAAGACCCATATCTATAACTTCACCACTAACAATGTCAATATAGTCGTTAATCATTCTATATTGGGAAAGATAATTTAATATATTTTGCTTAAGTGTGTTTGAAACAATATTTGTTAAGTTACCATTCTCATCATAAGATAACAGCTTGACTCTCACTTTGTTATCTTCTTCCATAACATTTACTTTAGCTGGAGCGCCATATGTTGATGGCATAGTTTCAATCATTGATTTATAGTCATTTAACGTTACCGCCCTGTTTTGAGCTGCAAAATTATATGCAACCATATTTCTAACTTCCTCAACTGTTGGTTGATCAGATCCACCAACCGCAGCTGTAACGTTTGTTACACTTAATGATTGTGATACTTGACTATTTGTGTTTGAATTTGGTCCGGTGATAATAAAATCAGTATTTTCTATGTTATTAATAACACCAACACCGACGTTACTTTCCTTACCACCACCTACTCTATACTTGATGAAAAGGGTTGTGTCTTGTTTTGGTATCGATCCTAAAGAAAGGTTATTTAGATATGTTGATAAATTTACTTTTAATTTATCTGTCATGTAGTTATCTAAATTATCTAACGGATCTATGTTTCCAGAACCAAAAGTTAAAAAGAAATAACCCTCTGGTGTATATTCTGTTATAAATTTATTTTGTACAACCACATATTCGCCGGCTTTAAAATTACGTCTATCAGATACTGATGTGGTGCTTGGTACAAATACTTTATCTTGTACTAATGATTGAACCTCATACCATTTATTAGGATCGCTAATAAACTCGCTATATGCCGGATTACCAGCGAATGATGTTCCTTCCTTATGAATTATTGCAGAAACACCTAGTACGTTTCTTTCAGGTAAAAATATTTTTAAAAATGGTTTTTGATCTTGTTGTGAAATTACTTTTCTAAATATTTTTGTAACACCATTAACAACCGGTTCTCTTTTTACTATTGTATAAGAAATCAAATTGTTGTTGTTATCAAAATTTGGTAATTTAAGTCTATTCGGTTCACCTCTACTATTGAAAGGATTTGAAAAGTCAATATCCTCAATAGTTTCAAAAACCTGTCCACCACCAGAAATCTGTGCCCCGGCTCTTAATGTACCTTCATATCTATCATCATCTTTATCACCTCTAACAGGTACATTTATGCTAAAATCACATAAAGCAACTGAAGGTCTCTGACCCGGTATTCTAATACCATATGTTTTTGCAATGTGGAATAATGATTGTCTTCTTTGAGCAAAATCTAACATGAAAATGTAGGTTATCCGAAACCGCAGCATTTAAATCTAACAAAACAGAATAGATTGATGCGTCATTCGTGTTTTGAATAATGTCTGGGTAATATTCTTTAGTTAAGTTTACTAGATCTTGTCTAAGTCCAGCAAAATCCCTGTTAGTATATGCTATTTTTTTGCTCATATTATATGTTAATAATTACAAAGTCGGAACTAGAAAAGGTCCCATTATTTGTTGTATAATCAATTCTTATTTTAGCGGTATATGGCTTAGTTGATGCGTCTCCCGTTCTAAATAATCTAACATCCTCGTCTTCACTAATGCTAGAAGCACCATCTTCCGGATCAATATCGGGATTTGTTATTTTTATTGAGTTTATTTCTAAATTAGGTATGTAAATTCTAACTGTCTCTCTAATCTCGTCTTCAATACTACTATAAGTTATTGAATCGTTTAGATCAAATATGTATTCATATAATCTAGTACCAAAATCGGGTAAAAAATATCTACTTCCTTTTCTGGTCAATAATAAATGAATCAAATTAGCTCTGATTTCCTCGTCAGTATCCAATGTCATTCTAGTATAGTCACCTAAGGTGCTATTTCTAAATGGGAAATCTATACCATATTTTGTAGCCATAACAATAAATATAAACAATACTAAAATGGATATAAATAAAAAACCCAACCGAAGTTGGGTTTAAAATTGTGACTTGATATTCGCACCCTGTATTGTCAAGTCCTGGATGCTCAAGGTACGCCTTGACGACAGCTAGGCTTTGAGGGCGCCACCCATTTCATTAAGAACCACACCCCTCACATTCAAATGGGGAATTATCTGGTCTATCACTTGTCATAACAACCTCTGGTGTTTCTTCACTTATAATTGTATTTTGAGGCACAGTATAATTTGCTGATTGTTGTTTTTGTTGTACTTCTACAACTGGTTTTACTGTTGACACATCCAATCCGAGACCCTTAATAGGATCAACAGCAGATCTTGTTCGCAAATAATACATACCGGTTTTAAGTCCTAACTTCCATCCAAATAAATG